CTCCTGTGCTTCTTGCTCGGCGGACTTGACTTGGCCCCGGTACTCGTTGGCTTCCTCGCCCGAGAGCTCCTTCCAATCCGCCGCCTCGTTGGCGAGGAGGTAATCGGCAGTTGCTTCGGGCACTTCCACCACACGAGCTCCGTCACCCTTACGGGTATCGATGTCGATGGCGACGTCTCCGTGTTCCACTCCAGCGGCCTCCAGATGCGAAGGCTGGATGGTGCGGACGTGGGCGCCGCCGACGTACTTGATCAGCTTGCTCACTTCAGCTACCTCCTACGAGTCGGTACGTGCTGTTCCTGGTGATGGTTGCGTACGTGTCGTCGGCCAGGTCACCAGAGTCCCCGGTCCACACGCAGATGCGGGCGCTGTCTCCAATGAGCGCAGCCCGAACGAGCTCGATGATGCTGTCTATCTGGCTGTAGCTTCCCGGCTCGTCATGCACCCACACTGTCAACACCTGTGAGTGGGATACCGGCGTCTCCCCGTCGTTGAGCTCCGGCACCTTGCTGGTGAACGTGACCACGAGAAACGGGCGCACGGATGGCTGTCCTGTGAGATCGCCGGCGCCGTGCATCTGCGCTGCGGGAAGAAGGGTGGTGAGCGGGACGTCAGTGGTCAGCTGGTCCCAGGCCCACAGGCGCCAGTCAAAGTCGGTCATGTTCCCACTGCCATCTTGTCCAGGAACTTGTGGAGCGCTTGCATGATGCGTTGCCCCTCGTTGATGATCGTTGGTGTGATGATGGCGAAGCGCCCTTCGTGGCGCACCTCCAAGAACACTCCGTACGGCATCGTGTGGTAGCAGACGATGTTGTGGACCGGGTCTCCCTCGCTGGCCTTGGCGAAGAGACCGTTCCGTGCGTTGCTGGTCTGGTCCGTCCACGGAGCGTTGGTCCTCATGTAGTCCTGGACCTTGTCCTCTTGGTACGCCATGAACACGTCCAGCCGCTTGTGCAGCGTCGCCGCACTGACAGCGAGGTTCGGCGTCAGCGTGTCGTGCGTCCAGTTGACAACCAAGCCCGCCATCAGACTTGCTCCACGACGGCGCACTGAACACGCCAGGGCGGGTCTCGGTCCACTCCTACGATCTCGAACTTGGTGGTGCCGATGGTGAACTGGTCTCCGTTCTGGAAGTCCAGGTCCGGCAACCCGATGAGCGTGGCGCTGGGAACAACCAGCAACCCGTCGCTCGTAGTGAACGTCTTGTCCGCTGTGATGCGGGAGGAGCCAACCTTCCGGACTGTCTGCACGGGTAGGTCGACCGGAGTGCCATTGCGGTGACCTCCTTTCCCGTCACTGACCTTCGGGGTTCGTTGGACAATGATGTCCACCGGGTTCTGCTCCACGAACGTTCTGGTCTGCGTGAGGTGCAGGTCGTCAGTGAGGGCAGACATCATGACCGCACAATCTTGCGCACACGGACACGCCCGGTGCTCGTGGTGGGTTCGGCTTCGTCAAGAGCCTTGGCTTCCCACCACTCGGCCATTTCCAGGGCGGCTTTCCGCAGGTCGCTGAAGTTGTGGCTGGCACCGGCTTCGGTTGTGTTCACCAGCTTGGAGTAGTTCGCTGCCTTCTGCTCCCAGATGATGGCGGTAGCACCGGCGACACCGTCCGAGTCCACCAACGCACCGATCTCATCGTCCGAGTATGTATCGTTCGATGGTTCATCGGTGTTCAGGCGTACCCGTTCAATGTCGCCGGTGCTTGCCATGTGTTGCTCCCTTACCCGTTGTCGTCGGCGGTCAGGGCGGCGATGAGCTCGGCCTTGGTGTCACCGGAGCCGTAGTCGAGACCACGACGGTCCAGTTCCTCGGTGAGCTCTGCCTTGGTCATGTCGTCGTACTCGCTGGCGACATTCTCCTCACCCGGCACCGACGGCTCCGGAACGGTCTGTCCACACGTCGGGCAGGGCAGGCCGGGTTCGGCCAGTCCCGCACGCTGCGGTGCATCCACTCCGGTCGGTCCGGGAAGGTCGACGCCGAGACGCTCGGCAGCTTCCTTGACCTCGTCGGCACGCTGGTCGTACTGGTGGAGGTAGAGAACATCCTCCTCCGTCCAGTCCTCGCTGCTCTCAGGGATCTTGCGGCTCATTACTGGCCTCCTCCGGCTTAGGCGTATGCCGCCGGGATCGTGTAGGTCCCGGACGCTGTGATCTGCATCACAGCACCGGCACCTCGCTGGCGGATACCCGTACCGAAGCCACGGTTGTAGAAGGAGTCGACGAGCGGGTAGTCCGCCTGCCGTCCCTTCACCAAGCGCAGCCCACGGAGACCGGGGTTCTGGTGCTCACGGATGCCGACCGGGTTGTTGGCGTTGAGCTCGCCACCCGTTGCGAAGGCAACCATGTATCCGGCCGGGACGTACGCCTCCTCGACGATGAGCCAGGGACCGTACCGACCCGACACGTCCAACCCGTTGACCTGCGACGGAATGGCGCTCCCCTGCGGGAACACGACTCCGCCCGTGTTCGTGGGCAGAAGCCAGGGCGGTTGCTGCGACGCCGGAACGAAGTCGAAGCTTGCACCCGTGGCGACACGGAAGTTGCGGATGGTGGTCAGCTGTGCTCGGTTGACCAGGAGGATGAGCGTGGAGCCGTTGACGGCGCCGTACCCGTGCTCCGTGAGGAGCGTCTCCAGCTGGTCCAGGTCGCCGCTGTCAACGGTGCCTGCGCCGGACGTGACGTAGTGCTGGTGCGTGGAAGCGAACGTGTTCGACTTGTACGCAGGCGGCGTCGTGCCGTCGTTGTTGTAGAAGGCGTACACGTTGTAGTTGTTCCCACGAATGTCGGCGACCCGGTTGACGTTGTTGAAGATCGCCTTCAGCACCTTCTGGAACACGTTGCGGTTGTCGGCCTCGAGGACCTGGTTGTGGACCGCCTCCACCTGAGCCGAACTGGCCTCGGCGAGGAACTTCCACGTGAACCTGGCCCCGATGTCGTACCACTTGAAGTCGTATCCCAGCGAGAAGTAGCCCCCGCCGGAGATGCCCTTCGGCTCTCCGTACTCGGACGCCTCCTCGAAGTCTTCCATTGCCAGCTGAGGAACGTCCTCGACGGGCTGGGAGACCGGGAACGTCAGCGCCGACACCAACTTGGTACGACCGTCGTTCCACGCCTGGAGCGCTTGCTGGAACTCGGACCACACCTCGTTGAGATCCCGACCGTCGATGGTCTGGGTGAGGACGCTGCCTTCCTCGTTGTATCCACGGGCCAAGGCCCGCTCGGTTGCGAACGCAGTGCGGAGGTCGTACTTGACGACGTCCAGACCGCTCGGTGTGTGCGTGTGCATCGTGTCCTCCGTCAGGTTCCGATGTAGGGCTGGGAGCCACGGCGGACGACGAGGCGGGTTGCCTCGACTGTGTAACCGATCGGTGTCTTGGTGGCCGACGCCGCAGAGACGCCGAGCGCCCCGGTGGTCGTGTCCGCCGTGATCACCGTGCCGGCGACGAGTGGTGCCACGCAGTCAACGCAGTCACCGTCCGTCATGATGTCGATGATGTCACCGGCCTTCTTCGCCTTGCCGTTGCAGACAACCCCGATCACGCCAGTGTTACCGGCGCCAGGGACCGCCTGACCGGATGTGTTGATTCCGAAGCCGACGGGGTTACCCGTGATGACCGCCAGGTCGGCGGCCAACGGCGCACGAGTGCCACCGGACTTCGGTTCGTACTTGTCGAACCGAGACACTGTTCCTCCAGTGTTTGATTGATGGGGCTACGACCGCCCTTGCAAGGCGGGGTACTTCTTCGCCAGGGCTTCGGCGTTGAGCTCATCCTTCGACTTCTTCTTGCCGTTGGTTGAGCGACCGCTTGCTTGCTGCCCTGACTCGGAGCCAGCATCATCGTTACCGGAGTCGTCGTCGTCGTCGGACTTACGGGCCAGGTAGGGCTTCTCCTTGAGGAGATCCTCCGCCGCCTTCTTGATGTCCTTGACGGGTATGTTCCCGTCGTCGTCCACCTTGATGGCGTCCAGGTCAAGGAACCGGAGCGCATCTGCCGGGTCACGGAACTGTCCACTGACGCCGCTCTTGAAGAACGACAGGTCACGCTTGGCTTCCGTGAGCTCGGCCTGTGCTTGCTTGATCTGGTCTTGCGCTTCCTTCAGGTCACGCTCGGCCTTCTCGAGCTTGCTCTTGTCCTTGTCCTCGGCTTCCCGCACTTGCTTGGCCAGCGCATCACGTTCCTGCTTCAGCTGGTTGCGCTCGTTGCGGTACCTTGCCGCTTCGTCGTGCAGACGCTTCTTGTCCGGGTCCTTGATACCGGCCCCGTCCTCAGCACCTTCGCCGCTGGCGTCAGTACCACCCTCGTTCCCGTCGTCACCGTTGCCCTGGTCATCCTTGTCGTCTTCGTCGTTGTCCTCAGCGTCACCGTCGGGGCGCCCGACCGTGAAGAGGGACGTGAACGCTGACCGCAGGTCGTAGCTGTTCACGACGTCGTCGACAATGTCACCGAGCTCCGATGCCGTTGCCGCTGGCTGGGATGTTCTCATGCTTGCCTTTCTGGGAGCGCAGCCCCCGAACATGGTCTGTGGTTATAGCACCCGTGCCGAGTGTTTGCCAGTCATGTCGGCATCCACTCTGTGAGCTCAGGTTGCTCGTACGAACACGATGCCTCCATCGCCCGGATAGGGACTCGTGTGCATCACGTCTCCTTTCATGATCTCCAATGGAATGCCGTCGGGAAACGCCTTACAGGTAAACACGGATCGGCGATGGTCACACACGTGACAGATGCCCACGGTCCGGAACACCGGGTCGTTGTCCTCGCTCATTGAGCCTTCGTGTCCTGTGTGATCCGGGTCAGCCATCAGGGCATCACCACCGCTTGCACCACGGCGCCGCCTCTTCCATCAAACGCAACCTCAGTGATGACCATCTTGGTGTTCCTTCCCAGGAGGAGCTCCTGCTCGCTCTTGTGTGAGGAGATGGGGCGCACCCATCGGCACATGGTTCCCTTCGGCACACTGATCTGCAACTTGATGTTCCCGGACCAGATGCCGTTCTCGACACGGGTCGTGCTGAGGAACCCACGGTCCTCGTACACCTCGCCCACCTTGGACAACAGGTCCTTCGGATCAATGACACCCATATCCCGGAACGCACGGGTTCCGCACTGCCGGGTCACCTTGGTGTCGAACGGAATCGGGCGCATAGCCCTGTCAAGGAAAGGCGTGTAGCGGTGCGGTGTTGCTCCAGCTTGACGGAGCGCTGAGTTGATCTCGTAGTACCCGCTGCCGCAGTACGAGCGGACCGCCTGCACCTCGCCTTGCTTCAAGTCAACCGGACCCAGGTCCAGGTCCCACTTGTCGTAGTCGGCCTGCGATCGGTACTTGAAGTTCCCGCTGATGTTGAGCGGCTCCGTCATGGACACCACCTGCGGAGGAGCGGGCGGTGGCGGAGGAATGAAGGGCTGTGTCTGGCCCGGTCCGGCTGGCTTCCACTTGCCCTTACCGATGGCATCCACGATGGACTCGGGAACGTCCGTGGCCTTGTGTACGTCTGCCACGCTCAGCCCCTTGGACCGTGCGTCGTTGACCATCTTCTGCACGGCTTCGAACCCCTCATGGCTGGACGGCTTCTTCTTGTATGCCTTCCAGACGTCTCCCTTCGCATCCAGGAGCTCAGACCTCCAGCTCAGTTGGTCAATCTCCGGGATGCTAACCCCGGTCTTCTGCTGGATGGCTTGGTAACCCGTGCCCTTCTGTAGTTCCTCATAGACCTGCTCCGCCTTCGGCTCCCCATAGACGTCGTTGATCTCGTCTATCTTCTTGGCGAAGGCGTTGTCGGCATCCTCCAGCTTGGCCTTGAAGTCAGCCTTGTTGATGGGTGCGTTGGAGCCGGTGGGCGCAGCCGGTACCTGATCCACCTTCTTGACTGCGTTCTTGGCGTACTTGGCCTCGCCCGCTTGCAGGTTGCCCGCCTTGACTTCCTTCCAGATGTCATCAATGGCCTTGCCCTTGGCCTTGAAGTCCGTGATGCCGGTCAGCTTCTTGAACGTGCTGCGTGCGGTGCTCGGGGAGCCAAGCTGGAACTCATCAGCGATCTCCTTCCAGGACTTGCCTTCAACACGGCGCTGCACCATCTTCTCGGCCAGCCCATCCGGCTCACTGGAGATCAGGCAGGAGCCGACGTTGTGCGCCTGAGATACGAAGTCCAGCCCGCCCGGACCAAGGTCAACTCCGGTGGTGGTCAACAGACCACTCCGTTGTCCACGAGGTAATCGTCGTACTGACCCTTGGCCAGCTTGTCCATGAACACGTCCTCGTCCTCGTGAACGTGCGTGAGCCAACACAGACACTGAGGGTGCGGCTTGCTGGGCGGGTCAGCGAACACACCCACACCCAGCCCTTCCTGATGCGTTGCGTATGCGTCACACGGGTCCGGCTTCGGGTGGCTCTTGGACAGGTTCCACTTCATGGCCAACACCCACGGCTTCTTCTTGGCGAGGCGCTTGGTGGTCTCGTGGTGAGCGTTGTTGATCTCAGTGCGTCCCAGGCGCATCGCTGCGTAGGACGTGCCGCCCGGTACCGTCGGGCTGAAGTGGTTCTTGACTTCCTTGGCGATGTCACGTGCGCTGCGCTGGAGCAACAGGTTCTTCTCAACGATGCGCCCGACCTGTTTCGTGGTCAGCTTGCCGTGAGCGTAGATGCGATCCGCCAGCTTGAAGCCTGCCGTTCGCCGGCTGATCACCGACTCCACTGACTGCGCAGCTTCAAAGTGGATGGCGTGTGCGTACTGGAGGATTCCCTTCCCCGGCATCCCCATGATCAAGTCCAGGTCCAGCGACTGGTCCGCTGCGGCCTGCGCCGCTTGGTACATGCCCGCCCTGGTGATCTGACCCGTGCCCACCCAGAGCTCTGTGCTCAGTGCGCTCAGACCGGCTGTGGCTGCACGTAGCTGGGCTGCGGTCACCTGTGCGCCCACGCTGCCCAGCTTGCCCACGTTGTATGCGATCAGCTTCTCAGCGTCAGCTGCGGCCTCCTTCATGAGCGCCGCCATCTGCCGGTGCGTGATGCCCTCGGTGATGCGCTGTGGCGTGACGAGGCCCCACTGCGTACCGAGTGCTGCGATCGTCTGGGCTGACGTTGCCATCAGGCGAAGGCGCTCGTGTCTGCGCCCTCCGTGGCACCGTCCTCCAATGCGCCTTGCACTTCACCGTCAACCCGTGCGCCGAACGCATCCTGTTGCGATGCCGTGTCAGCCGACACCTGTGCGGCGATGGTGGCCTCGTCCGGCATATCGTCGTAGCCCAGCTTCCGCAGGCGCTCCCTGATGTACGTGGCGCTCAGCACGCCTGGCAACGTGGCCAGCGACACGAGCTCCTCAACCTTGGCGCTGTTGTTCTGCGGCACCTTGTCTCCGTACGCCGGAATGTACCGGGTCACGTCAACGAGGCTGTTCAGTGCGCTGCCCTCGTAGGCCACCAACCACTTCGGCACGTCGAACCACATGTTCGTGAGCACGTCCGTGACAACCTGATCCTTCTCCTCTGCGTGAGCAAGGAGTGGGGCGAGCTCCAGGAACAACGCCACACCGCTCTCCGCAGTGGCAACGTCAACCCGGCCCTTGGCGATGGCGCCCATGCCGAACACCTGGTCGATCTGCTCGTGCAGGTACGCCAGGTGATCTTGGTACGGAGTGACGTGCCCGACACCGTTGACACGAAGCATCTGCTTGCCCTCGGGGAGCTCAACGACACGACCCGGTCCAAGGTTCCACGGCTCCTCGTTGCCGTCATCGTCCACCGGAGTACCGGCGTCGGTGGCGTAGCATCCGAGACCTTCCATGGCCAGTGCGAGCTCCTCGTCACTGATGGACTGGTTCACCGCAGCAAAGATGCGCTCCAGCCCACGGAACTCGGATGAGCCGAACACACGTCCCGGCTCAACGAAGTTGGGAATGTGGTAGATGGGAAGCTGGTCGATGGGGCTTGGCAACACTTGGTCCGGCGCCGCAGCTTGGATCAGCTTCGCCTCTTCCTCCTTCATGCCAGGCCCGCCCCACGCATCCACCTCGTAGTACCCGTCCGTTACGAGGATGGGGCTTGGCCCACCTGTGCCGGTCTGCTTCATGTACGTGGTGCGCCGGATCGCTGCCTTGCTTGCGTCCTTCGGGTTCACGGTCTCGTCAGCAACGTGGTACCCGATGAGCTCGTCAATGTTCAACGGGTTGTAGATGGGGAACACGGTGGACGGGTCAACCGTCTCGATGGACAGCTTGCTACCGGGCGCCCGCAGCGGGTCAGCGAACAGGTGGAACATCCAGTCACCACGGATCAGGCCGAAGCGCCGGTTGCTGTTGAAGCGGCTGATGAACCGCTCACGACGCATCAGGTCAACCACCACTTGATGCGCCAGGTCCCGGTCGTTGGGTGTGCCGAACTGCGGGTCCGGAATGATCTTGGCGTTCGGGGCCACGAACCTGTTCATGGTCTCCACGATCACACGGGCGCACGGCACGTAGATGGGGCTGTTCTCCTCGCCCCGTGCCATCAGCTTGAACGTCTGCGGCACTCCCCAGTAGATGTTCTCGTACACCTGATAGGCGGCGAGGCGTTGCTTGGTTTCCTCATCCGCAATCCATGAAGCCAGGCTGCCGAAGAGCGGCTTGACGGTTGCGTAAGGGCTGAGCTCCGGCATTACTGCTCCTCGTAACGGTTCTGTGCGATGTCCATCCCTGTCTGGAACAGTCCTACCGCAACATGGTTCGGAACTTTGTTTCGGTGATACGCAACGGAGTACGTGGAGTCCACGTCACCGTCAACAGGTGTCCAGTTGGCAACGACCGCCCAGTCACCGAGCATGTACGCATCCGTGTCGGCGATGCCGTGCGCAATGGCGTGGTCAGCGATCGCCTTCTGGAGCGCCTCGGTTGCTTCCTCTGCGGTCAGCTGCGGATCGTTCATGAGTGGATGTTCGCCTTCCGTTGCTTGGCCCGCCCGCCGACAACGTCACCAGGCCCGCCGAAGTAACCACGCATGAACCGGCCCAGCGCCTCCGGCCCGTGGTCGTCCTTCTTGAGCGGGTCCTCGGGTTGCTCCTTCAGTTGCTCTTCCTTGGTGTCCGGGTAGCGGTAGTCCAGCATCTCCCGGATGAGCTCCTTGCACGAGCGGTCCACCATCAGGCGGGGCTTGCGCTCCTCCACCGGAGCGTGCAGGGGCAACGGGCGCAGGCGTTGGCGTATGAGCTCCAGGCGCCACTTGAGCTCGCCGCCTGTGTTAGCTGCGGCCTTGATGCGCAGCTTCTTGGTCAGTACCGCAGTGTCACCGGGGCTTGCCGGGTCCGGGTAGATCATCTTCACGTACTCGTTCACCGGGTAGGACTTCAGGTCCGCAGCGATGTCGTTGATGTCCCGGTTGATCTGGCGGTACTCACCAATCACGAACACGTTCTGCCAC